CTCCTATCAATTACATCATCTAATGTGTCATTAACATAACTTCTTACAGCACCTACACCTGCATTTCTTGCAAGAACCATACCGCGAGAATCACTATCACCTAAATATGCAAGTACACCTTGACCGCTTACATCTATACCTTCTTCTCCAATTTCTTGAGAAGTTATAATACCTACATACCTAGCCATATCACGAATTTGTGCGTCAGTAAATTCCTCTGGGGATATTCTTGTAGGAGTAAGAACTATGTTACCCCATGGCTCAACAGTATTGACAACAGAGTTTGGTGTTGTTTCTAAATTTAATAGCACATTAAATGTGCCGGGAGTCATTAATTTTTCATTTACACTCATGAACGAATTACCCTTACATGCTCATACAAATAATCAAAATATGCGTCTCTCATTTTATCCGCAGTATTTTCTCCAGCAGCAGAAGTTCCGTCAAAACAAAAACCTATAAATGCCTTCATTTGTGTAGCAGTAAGGTAAATTCCACCTTCAGTTAAATCTTCGCTAAAGGTGTTAGGCGAACCAAGAATAAAAAAGTTTCCTTCTGAATCATTTGTAGAAGATACAATATAACCTGTACCAGAACTACATGCTTCTGTGGTTGTTCTCTGTATTCTTATTTCGTCAGCATTTCCGTAAGAATGAACAATCAAGCTAAAGTATCTTGACCCTCTTCTTAGAGAAACATCAAATGTCAACCTACCACTACCATCATTGTTTGCTTGTGAAGTAAATCTTAATGTTGCACACTCAGCATAGTTTTTAATAATCTGTACTGTATTCCAACCTAACCATTCTGTTTGTGATGTACCTTTAGATAAGGCAAACTCTTTTACACTTCTCCAATCATCACTATCCCAAAGTGATATTGTAAATCTTGATTCTGTATTACTGTTTGTTAACTCAAACTTTACTAATCCATTTTCTATAACTGCTTGGTCAACATTATCGTTAGGACTTAATAAACCATTTCTAACTTTTCCATTAGTAGAAACCTTTACTGCGCCTTTTAAATAATCTATAGGGTTACACTCAAATTCAACATTGTCTGTTCTTATGTTTGCACCACTAAAGTAATTTAAGTTAATTGTTCCCTCTCCGTAGCTAGCAATTCTAGTTTCAACATTTGGAGCTGAACCAGTTCCTACAGTAGGTATGTGTACTGAATATGCTTGTTCTGGTATAGCAAAAAATTGAGAAGTAGTAGAAGTAATACTATGGTCATTATCTAATAACGCACCAGAGAATTGTGATTCAAATCTTATTTCTCCGGGATTTCCTAACCATGTACCGGATATGTTATATTTAACACCAGCACCACCATATCTTGTAATATCTACGCTAGCATTTTCAATTTTACAATATCCTTTAAGTGAGCTATCTCCTGTATAAGTTAAAGGGTAAAATATTCCATAATTAGCCATTGAAGAAAGTTCATCTCTAATATATTTAACTTCATCTAAATCCAATTTATTATCAGATGTATGAGCTATTGTTCCAGATAAATTGTAGTTTCTAGTTGTTGGGTCTGTTTGAAAGTTTAAATTACTAGGGGAAGTAAAACTTAAATGTCCAATAGTAACTTGATGTGTATTAGCCATTAGCACATCTCCTTTGCTCTACATTTTTCACAGAACTGATATTTAGGTCCATAAAAATAATTACCGCATTTAAAATCTGATTTACAAGCTTTTAAATAATGTTTTTCTTTATTATCAATCATTATCTACAACAATTCGCTTCTATCCAAGCTAATCTAGTTTGTATTTCTCTGACTAGCATTAAATCTTGTTCTTGGTCCATAAGTTGTGTTTCAAGACGAGTAATTTGTATTTTCATATCATCCCATTCCCATTTTTCAATTTGGACATATTGGTTAGTATCATTAGCTATTTCTAGTTTCTGCACTTTTTCAAACAGAACAGCTATATCGCCTTGTACGAATGTGCTTTCTTTTAGCATTTCAAAATCTACTTCAACTTGATTCATTCTGTCATCAATGCCTTGAAGAGTGTTTACTATTTCGCCAGCAGTTGATAAACCTGTTCCTATTGTTCCCATAAGAGCAATAGCAGTTGCTATTAAACCTATATTATCTTTTATTTTTGCAAACATTATCTATTCCTCAAACCAGTACCAGCATTGCCTTCTTTTTCAAGCTTTGTTAATTCTTTTCTTATATTTATAGCAGCTTTTCTTGCAGATATTGGGTCAGCAGGAAGTCCTGTAATGTTAACATTCATATTCTCTACTGTAATACCTCCATAGCCACTTCCGGTTTTATTAGGAAATACAGAAGTTCCACCCGGTGTTGACATAATAACTTCTGGTCCCATTTCGCCAACAATAGACGATTGACCTACAGGAACACTACCTCCGTACGCTTTACCCATCCAAGTGTTTTGTATATCCATTACACTGTTCCAGTCAACACTGCTAGCTGCTTTCCCTATAGGATTTAATATAAATTCTTTAGCTAAGTCTGTAAGTCCTATATAGCTTGGGTCATTACTCTTATATTTAGGTAAATTAGGAGGAGTTTGACCGGGATAACCTCCAAATCCAGTAAATCCTAAAGAATTATCTAAAGTAATTTTGTTAAATTCTTTAGCAAAATCAATTTTTGGAACATTACTTCCTTGAGGGTAAACAATAAATTGAGCAGCTTTCTCCCACCAAGAGGTTTTTGGTTGGTCTGGTTCACTTGGCCCACTAGGAGGTACTATACTTGGGTCCCATGGAGGTGGTTTAGTTCTGTCGCCCGGTTTATATGTATTCATATTTCTGTAAGCGTCAGAGTCCATCCAATTTTGTATACCTTCTTGAGATTGTGTCCAATCTGCCCCACCGTCTTCACCTCTTATAACACTATCTCTAAATTTTCTTGCGTACTCTACATAATTAATAAATTCAGTAACTGATTTATCCATAGAATCTAAAGCAGCAGTTAACATTTCATCTGGTATTCCAACCATTCCAGCAATTTCTAATACTTCGTCTTTAAAATTAGGAAATTTAGAAGCTATCTCATCATATCTTTCAGCATTTTCTGCTAAATCAAAATTCAAATCAGTAGTTGCGTCTGATAATTCTTGTTGCTTTTGTTTTACTTCATCATTTCTATCAGTAGTTACACCAAGTGCTTTATTATAATTTTCAATAGCAGATATTATTTCTGGGGATAAACCTTTTGCTCTTTCTTTAGCTATTTCTAGTTCTGCTTCTGCTAATTCTTTTTGTATTTGTAATATTTCTTTTTCAACAGAGGCCATTGGTTTTGTTAATTCAGCTAATTCTTCACGAGCAACATCTAAATCTAATTGTTCTGCAACACCCTGCTCTACAGCCATTTGTAAAAATTTAATTTCTTTTTGTTTATCTCTAATAGATTTTTTCTCTCTAGCAGTCATTTGTTGAGATAATTTATCATTCATTCTTGTAATATTTAGTTCCATTTGTAATAAACTTAATTTTTCAGATTTAGTTACTACATCTTCTCTACCATATTCTGCTATAGCTTTATCAAGTTCAGCTTTTGCAATTTCAATTTCTAATTGGTCTCTCATTGCATTAGTTATGGTTATATTGTCATAAACTAAATCAGCAGATAAAGCTGTAATGTCATCAGTCATTTCTTTTATATCAGCTCTTGCGTCTCTTTCAGCTCTAGCCATATTTACAATCTCTCTGGCAATAGACAACATACTTTTATTTTCATTTTTGATTTCTTTTTGTCTTGACAATGAAACTTTATCTATAAGTACTTGTTGCTGTTTTACAGAAAGAGTACTTTGACTTAACCCATATGAGTCTCTTAATTCTTTAGTTACTTTACCAAGTGTATCTGCTTGCAAAGTAGTTAGGTAACTTAAATCTTCATTAGAATCTATTAAACCATCTTCCATTGTCATTAATAATCCTGTATTTTCTTCTATACCAGAGTTCATTATTGTTATTAATCTACCTAAATTCTCTGCTTCTATACCACCCTCAGCAAAACTCAAAGCTAAAGCAGGGTAACCTTCTTCTAGTAATCTAAAAACTCCTAATTCAAGAACTTGTTCTAGCTCTTGTGCTTTTTTAACACCACCCTCAATAGAATCCATGCTTATTAATTCTGGGTCTGCAATGTCTTCTAGTAAATCTTTCATTTCTCTTAAAGGACTTAATGCTTCATTAAATTTATTAACCAAATCATCAGCAGATTGTGAGGCAGCTAAAGTACTATCTGCGACTTCATCTATTTCTCCATTGAGTACTTTAAATACTTTTATTTGAGCTTCTGGGTCGGTAAAGAAAACTATTTCCGGAATTTTTTCTAAACCACTTCCAACTTGTCCTGCTATATCATTGTATGCTTCAAGAGTTCCTTTCATACTATCCCTTAACATATCAGTTTCAGCACCAGATAATCTGCTCATTCTTTCTATAAATTGAACTAAAAGACCTGATTGATTTGCCATATTTTGTGTTGCTATGTCTTGTTCAGTTTTAAGTTCGTCATTAACTTTTTTTAATTCGTGATTTGTAGAAACAATATCATTTTGGTAAGTACGAAATACATCTGCTGCTTTGTTAAAAGCTTGCTCATCAGTTAAAGCAGCAGAAGATAAAAATTGAGCTGTAGATAGAAGGCCTTGGGATATAATTTTTTGCGCTTCTTGTTGTGATATATTAAATTTTCTTGCAAAATTTTTTATTAATTTTCCACCCGCTTCACCATCAAATGTTTCTGCTATACTACTAAATACATCTTGTACTTCTTGACCTTCTTCTAATGAAAGATTTTTCATACCTTTTGCTATGTTCAAGAAACTTGTAGCAGTAGCATTTTGTAATTTTTCAATTTCTTCGGTAATTAATTCTATTTGGTCTTTTAAAGCTTTAGCACCAGCAGTATTAGGTCTAAATAGATTTTCTGAACCTTCTTGTCTAATTAAATCTTTGTATAAATTTGTTTTCTCAAGAAGTTGTTGTTGTAAAGGAATTAAAGTTTGAACAGATTTTGAATATCTGTCAACTTCTTGTTGAGCTTTTCTATTCATAGTTGCATTTATACCAAAAGCAATTGCTAATAGTGATAAAGGACCTATAGCTTTACCTACAAATCTCATAAATCCCGATACGCCTTTAGCAAACAATGTCATTCCTTTAGTTGCGTCTTTTACTACTCCACCAGAAGCTAGCAATCTAATTGATTGAAATAATCCTTGACCATTTTTTAAAGCAAGACCCTGTATTGCAATTAACTGACCTATTGAAGCTCCTAATACTCCTCCGGCTACTGAAACAACACTTACAAACGCTTTCAAAGCTGTACTAGCTTGGTCTATAGATTTATCTGTTTCTGCCATTCCTACAGCAGTAGCACCAAGAAAATTAACAAGGTTTTTCATAGCCGGTAAAAATTTTATTCCGACTTCTGTTCTTAGCTCTGTAAAAGCATTTTTCATTAATTTTGTTTGTTGTTTTAAAGTCTCGAATCTTTTTGCAGCTTCTTCATTCAAAGCATTGTTAATAACATATTCAGTATTAGCAACAGCTAATGTTTCAGATAGAAGGTCTCCAGCCTCAGCAACAGATAAAAGAGCTCTAATAGTTCTTTGTTGCTTTAGACCTAAATCTTCTAATATACTTATTAAGTTTCTTCCTTCATCTTTAGCTTTTTGTAAGCCGATTAAGAAAGCATTTAAAGCTTGTGCAGGGTCAGATGTTGCTAACTGTCTAAACCCTTCAACACCGAGTCCAGTAACTTGAGCAAAAGTTCTCATTTCTTTTGTTCCACCTTGAAGTGCTACTGTAATTGCTTGGAATACACGAGACATAGCAGTACCACCAGCTTGTGATTGAACACCAACTGCTTGTAGAGCTGTAGCAATTGCTAAAGTATCTGCAACTGTTGCCCCAGCTACTTTAGCACCTGCTGCAAGTCTAAGTGATGTAGATAAAATTTCATCTTCAAGAGCTGCGAAGTTGTTACCTAGTTCAACTAATGATGAAGCTAAATTAGCAACTTGTGTTTCTGGTAATTGAAAAATTGTTTGAAGTCGAGCTAATGATAAAGCTGCTGTTTCTGTTGAGAGCCTAGTTGCTACACCTAATTTAGCAATAGTTTCTATAAATATAGGAAGACCAGATGATTCTACACCTAACTGACCACCTAATTCACCAATTTGATTTAATTGACTAGCTGCTATTGGAATTTCTGTTGAAAGAGTTCTTATTGAACCTTGTAGTTTATCAAACTCTGCTGAACTAGCGTCTACTGTTTTCTTGATACCTGCAAATGAATCTTCAAACTTAGAAGCAGCTCCAACAGTAAATAGTAAAGCTGTAGCCATTGCACCTGCTGCACCTATAGCAGCACCAAAAACTGCTCCAGTTGCTATACCAGCAATACTTGAATAACCAGCTTGTAATGACTTAGCGGTTTTAGATAACTCTTTAGCTAACTTAGAGTTAGCAGCGTCCATATCGACCTTTAAGGCCATTACTATTGGAGGTACACCACTTGCACTTTGTTTAGCCATTTATTTTTTTACTCCTAGATTATCTCCGAATAACTCATCTAAAGTTACTTTCTGTCTAGGTCGATTATCTCGACCATGTTGCTTACGAAGCATTTGTTTTGCTGAATAAGCAACTGCTTTGTCTTTTTGAATTAATTTGCCATCTTCAGTTACTTCTAATTGCCTAGAGCTGAGTATTCTGTAAAATATAGATTCATCTTGAGGCATGTATGAAACTAAATTAACAAATTTATACCAATGTAAATCCAAAGGTTTTTGTATTTGATAGAAGCGAAGTAGGTCTGCCTCAATAGGACCCCAGAGTTCTAATATATCTCCGTAGGTCCAAACTATTTTGGGCTATCTTCTTCCTCTTCTTGGTTTTCACCCTCGCCTGCTATTGCTTCCGAAATAGTTGATAAACCATAAAAATCTAGTAAATAAACTAGTAGTTCATTCATCTGTTCCCAAGATATTCCATCTTCTAGCATTTGGTCAAAGTTTTCTTTGCCTACTAGTGAACCTATCCAGTCTGGCATAACTTCTAATGGAACTGTTTCTTCTTCAGCATATCTCATTTGAGCCAATACTGTTCGTGCAGGTAAGGTAGCAGGCAATTTATATGTCTTTCCAGCTACCTTAATCTGCAACTCTTCTTTTTTGTCGGCTTTTAAAGCCTCGTCAAAGTCTTTTAATACCACTTTTTGTATCTCCTATCTAAATTAATTGAATTAGTTGATGTCTAATTCGTCACTATCGTTTCTATTCTCAACGACTATGAAGAGATAGTTATTTCCAGCACTATCAGCGCCAACATTAAAAGAATCTGGAACGAGTAATTTAAACTCAGTTGCCAAAGTAACTTTTTGTGGAGCTTTTTGATGTGCCATAGAGAATGAACCTACATTCACTGCTCTAGGGATATGGAATTGTCTATCGCTTCCTGCTTTACCATCAGTATGCAAAACTAGTGCATACTCAGTGAACTGGTCTGTTACTGGTGGTACATATTTATAGTAACCAGTAGCATAGTTCACTGAATCTTCAGCAACGGAACCGCCGCCTAATGCGACAGCTAAGTTATCAAGAGAGGCTTGTGCCATTTCTCCTGTAAGTCTAACTTCTTGTGCTGACTTCAATGATTTGATTGGGTCTAGCTCTTCTGCGACCATTACATCTTCAAAAGTTTTATCAACTTCTAAAGTCCAACCGTCTTCAGAATATCCTACTTCGTCCCAAGGAACTGTTAGTCCTGTTGGGTCTTCCCAAGCGTTTGAACCATCATCTGATGGAAACGCAAGAGAAGCAGTAGAACGGTCTTTGATATATAGAACACCTGTACCAATTAATACTTCGTTAATTGTACCTGTTGTATTGAAACTCATTTGTTTCTCCTAACATATCTTATACTTATACTTAATCAGCAGAGCTCTGCCGACTTAATAAAAAGTCGATTCTGCTTTGTCGTTACTCTTCTTCAGCAATAAAGAAGTCTTCCACTACCTCCTCAACAGCGTCTTTGTCATCTTCTGTTGATTCGTCGATTGGTTCTTCCTCATAACCTTCATCATCTGCAATCAATACGGATATGCGCTCTCCGCCTTGATTGTATTTATTTGGTTTAAGGCGCTCCCAAGTTTCGACCGGTATTTCCACCCAATCACTTTTGAAAACAATACCGCTGTTAGTATCTCTAACAACGCTTTTGTTTAACAAAGGGTTAATCTTAACTTTTATCTTCTTCATATTATGTTCCTCTATAATACATACTTAATGATAGCTGATAATGTCCTAATCCAGTGTCAGTCTCTTCTATCCTCTCTGGTAATTGGACAACATCAAAACCATAAATTACTGCTTTTGTGTTAGAACTTTCAGTGTGAACTATTGTCTTTCCAGTTTTAAATGCTGCTTCTGCTACTGCATTAGCTAGCTCATATGCTTTAGCGTAATTAGGCTGTGAAGAGCTTCCACTTCCCCATCTTCCTGCAAAAGCATTAATTTGTAAAGAACTTGAACCAATAGCAGCGTCACTTAAATTACTAACCATACTTCCACCATTGTTAAAAAATGTTAAAAAAGGTAAATCTGCATTACGAGGTAATCTAGTTGCGATTCTAGTTCCGCAAACATCAGTAATAATAGAACTGTTTACAGCCCATTCTCTGAAAATAATTTCAGCGTCTGGTGGAAAATTCATTGCCGCGTGTCCGTGGACACCTACATTTTTAATAGCCATAGTGATTGTATTGTATCATTAAAAATCCATTCCCATGACTTCATTCATTAAGTCATCTATTTCTAATGCAGACCAAGCAGACCTTGCTAGAGAATCTTTTTTATCTCTATCTATTTCAGCTCCACGAGCATTTGTTTTGCCTCCATATTTCTTTCGTAGAGTAATTATCATTCTCTTACCTTGACGCTTTGCACTAAAATCATAGACTTTGTCTAAATATTCAGCTCTTCTAAATTTATAACCCACATTGCCTCTAGCTTTGTTATATCTATCAAACATGCTTACATATCTTGTAGCGTCTGCTATGTTTGCGTCAATAGTATTTTTTCTTCCCGGTTGTGAGTTTAACATTCTTGCTATTTCCTCAACTACAGCATTTGATTTGAATTTCTTATTAACATCAGTAGTTGAATTAGTACCGCCTCTTCTAACATATATATCTGCTGCTTTTTTAAGTATTGCTTCACTATCTTGTTTTCTTACAGGCATATTAAAACTAAATGCAAAATCTTCTGGAACTCTTTTGATTCCAATTGCTTCTGCTAAATCTGGATGATAAAAATTACCATGTGAATATTCAACTCTTGGTCCGGGTATCCTTTGCTCCATGTAGCTAAATGTGTCTTTAGCTCTACCATCTAATCTGTAAAAGGTATTCAAATAATTTTGTGAACTTCCCGGTGTGTTATAGCTTAATTTGTTTTTTCCACTTAATATTCCAGCCATAGATTTATGATTTTTAGTTGCCAACCTCATCCATTTTCTATAATGCTGAGCAGATTCACCACCCATTGCGTAGCTTTCAACTTCTGTATGTTTTTTCATAGATAAAGCCGCTCTTTCAGCTGCTCTATAAATAAAAAATGTTGGTGGTACATATTGGTCTTTTGGTACATACATATCTAAAGGAATATCTAAATTTTCTTTACCTATTTCTGTTCTACTAGAATGTGAAGCACCAGTATAAGTATCGTTCCAACCTCTTCTTTTTTTAGATTTATCATATTTTTTAGGAGCATAGTATGGAACATCTCCTCCATACTCTAAAGCCCAAATCCATGGAAACATATCTCCACCTACTCTAATTTCTCCTTTAAAGAAATGGTCTACATATTTTCCTCTTGTTGCTGTAACATCTCTTCTTTGTATAGACATATGTAAAAATTTTCTCGCCAAACCCGGTTCTGTAAAACCAAATAAATCTCTATGAACATATTTTTTATCTTTAGCTATATATTCAGAAAAACCATGTTTTTTAAAAGCGTCTGTACTGTTGACTAAATTCATATCAATACCACCTTGATATTTTTTAGCAATGTTTTTTTGTTTACCCATTCCTACTAAATATTGTCCAGATGACGGGTCTGGAGCAAAAGCTCTTATATTTCTTTCTGCTAAAAGTAAGCCCTTTTGTGCTATTTTTTTTATAGCTGGGTCTCTTCGTATTTTTGAATTTAAAGCGCTTCCTTTTATTTTTACAGTTCCTGTAACAGCAAGACCCATCTTTCTAACAGCATTATCAATTGGATTATTTTTACTTAAAGCTTTACCTAATTGAATACGAGCAAGACGACCTACTATTGGTCCTAGATTAAATGGTCTTACTGTGGATTCTATTATTCTACCACTTATAGAACCAGAAGCAATTCTGAAAGCTCTATTAGCTAAAGCAGCAACTTTATTTCCTTCTCTACCAATTGACTGCGCAGTACCAAGACCACGAGCTATTGGATAGACTAAAGCACGCTGGTTTTGTAAAGTTCTACCTAAATTAGAACCACGAATACCCGGTATAGCTTGTGCTGTACCAGCCTTTTTACCGAAACTATAAAATCTATCTCTGAATATTTCAGCATTTGATTTATTTTTATTAGGTTTTTTTCTTTTAGGTTTTTTAGCTAAAGCTTCTAATGGAGTTACCATTACTTACTCACAAATGTTTGTAACCTTTTATATGATTCGTTTCCATATCTGTCTAAGACAGGTTGTACAACAATTATTTCATGATAATCAGAACCTCTAACAAGCCTGTCTCCGGGAACTACAGTAACATTAGGCTCTAAATATACGAAAAATGTTTCTATTGTTGTATTTCTTCCATCTCTATCTTCTTCAGAGCCTTGGGATTCAAATTTAGCTCTAACAGATGTATAAGTGTTTGCCCAGTTATCACTAGGTAAACCTCGTTCATCAATATTAGTATCTGATACTGTTTGAATTGTTATTGATTCTGGTAAGTGTCTATGCTTTAAAGCCATAACTATACTTTACAACAGGATGTTATAAAAATTGGTTAAGCATATCTCCCATCATAAATTCTTTATAAACAATACTGTAAAGCATTTTATTTTTACCAAGTAAGTGAGGGTTATGTCCCATTTGAGCGCTGTAATCTCTAATTATGTTAATTATCTCTGCACCGATAATTTCATAGAGAGAAAGTACTTTTTTAAAATCTTTTGACCATCTAGCTGTTCCGTCGGGATTAAATATCACAAACGACCTAAATCCATTCATAATAATAAAACTAACTGCGTCATGTAACTTGTAGTCCATTTTTTTACCAAGTAAAGGAAAGTCATAACCTTTTTGCTTGTAAGAAGTAGCTATACCTAAACTTCCTATACTTCCCTTTTTAGATGGCCATATCTCTTGAGTTTTAAAATTTATATAATCGTATAAATAAAGTATGTCTTTTACAATAGTTTTATATTGCTGATATCCTTTAGGATTATCTCTATACATCTCTAATACTCTTTGCTTATCCCAATATGGATATATTGGTTGGTTCTCTACTTCTGCGTCATATTGATTACTTCTTAATAAATCTATAAGGCCAAGAACATATACAGCGTCTAATTGGTCTTTGTAATCTGTTTCATCAATTATTTCATCTAGCCAAGCAAGCTCTTTATTAGATACATTAACATCTTTACGAGATGTTAGTTTACTGTCTAGTGTTGCAGTCAAATCATCAGATAAGTCTGCGTCGTGTCCAATTATTAGTTCAACCTTAATAAAAGAATTTTTAGCAACATCTTCTACTCTCATATCTTTTACAAGAGTATATAAATTAGCACCATCAATAATTCCTTGTGTATCTGGGTCTTTTATAGTTACAGTAACTCTTTCAGCTGATTCATTTACTTCTACATCAGAACAGTATATTTTTATACCTTGTGACTTTAAGTGAAATGTTCCTTTTTCTCCGTACTCTTCTTTAACACTTCTAATTATTTCGTCTGCTACTTTTGTATCGTAATCTACAATATTGCAATTAGGGTGTATTGGTATTAATTGTTTTTGCGCAGGTCTATCAAAAGTCAAGTCTCTAATAGGCACATACATAACAAGTAAAAAGTTTTTAGTTTGTATTGGGTCTCTAATTATTGCATAGCTTTTATAGTTAAAAAAGTATCTACCTACTCCAGATACAACTTCTTCTGTACCTTTGTCCATTACCATCTGTATTTTTTCTTCTTAGCTTTTTGAAATTGTTTATAAGATTTTTCAGACAAATTACTTGGGTCTTTTTCCCACTCAACATCTACAGGAGTTTCAAACCTAATATTTTTTCCAATCTGTCTTTTAGCGTGTGAATTACACTTAGGACATTTAATTAATGGGTCTTCTGTAATAGAATGACTAACTTCCCATTCAAAAGAACATCTATGCAATATACATTGGTAATCGTATCTAGGCATTGTCAAAATCCAACTTAGTTGCTTTTCTATACCCTTGGTTAAAGTTACCACTAGTAAAATTCTTTCTAGCGTCCTCAGCATTTTTTTCTTCTTGTGTTACCATATCCATTTTTAAATTCCACTTGCTTCTTTTAAAAGGAATTGCTTGAACAAAAGGTGTTCCTCTTTTTATCATAAAATCTTTTTTCTTATGAATAAGTGTAGGAAAGTTTACTTCGTGCCAAGTATCAGTTTCTACAATTCCGGGAAGCACTGAATAATCTGATTGAAAGTTATAGTTGTAAGGTATAAACAATGTTGAATATCCTTTTGGAGTAAAAAACTTCCAAGGACTATGAAACTTAAGTGGATGTTTGTAAGTACTTTTTGAAGGTAAGTCCCAATTGTATATTTGATTATTTTCATGAAAAGAAGCACCATAGGGAAAATCTCTGTTATCCCATTCTAGTATTTCTTCTCCACCCATGTTAGGCGGAAAACCTCTTTGTAGTAAAAAGTCAGACCACATAGGAATTACAAAACCTTCTGTCATGATATCTACTATTGCTGGACATCTTTTTACAGTAAATGAATAAAACATATTTTGTGCAGTCTTACCCATTTTTCCAAATAGATTTTTAGCTTGACCGGGCATGGCTTGTGGATTCCAACCTTGTGGTTTTTCCTCCATATAGTGCTTCATCTCTTTAAACCAATCTGGCACTGCTTCTTGTGCTGGTACAACAGGTGCAAATTTTGCTAAACCCATTATGTCTGTTTTAAATTCTATTGTCTGTTTCTTATTGAACTTAAATTTCATTCCTACTTTGTCTCCTTTTTCTGCGTTTAAATGCTTTATGACATTCTTTACAGAATATTTTAAGTTTATCTTGTGCGTTAGGATTTTTTGAAAACTCTGAAGTTTTCTTATCTTTCTTACAGGATAAACATAATTTCATTTTATCATCACCTAGTTCTTCTTTTTTCTCTTTTAAAATAATCATGCAATCTTTGCAAAAACGAGAAAGACCATCTAAGTATTTTTGATTTCTAGAATATTCTTCTATAGGTTTCCATTCACGACAATACTTACATTCTTTTTCAATAGGGTCTTTTAAGTTTTTAAGAGCTTCTTTTTGTGCTTTTTCAACACGCTCTTTCAAACCCTCTTCTTCTTCTATCCAAGTTTTAAATCTTTCTAAGCCAATAGGTTGACCTTCGTAAGTTCTTGGAGTTGTTAGACCACCTCTACCTGTACGAATAATTTCTAAAATAGCTTCTGCTGTTTCTTCGTTATAAGCACCTCGTTGAGGTACGCCCGATTCTATTCTTAACTGTCTAACTCTTTCATGTGTTACACCCCATTCATCTGCCCATGACTGTAGCATTTTATTAGGGTCTGCTAAAAAGAGTTCCCTAGCTTCCTCTAGGGAAGGAGCTTTTCTATGTACCATACTTTAATTATACAAAGAATCTTGAACGAAAGGGGTTTAATAATGCCATATCTGCATTAGTAAGAACAGGTTGCAGGTTTTGTATAATTACATCACCAAAAGCAACATCATAATCTCCCACCCTTTCAGTAAGAGGTATGTCAAAACTTTGTGTTGTTGTATTGTCAGCTAAGTGACTTGAAACTTCTCCAGTGTCAGCTTTTGCTGAAATCTGTAAAGAAGTCATAACTAAACGAGCTGCGGCTCGTGCAGAAGTTTGTTTGATTTGTTCTGGAATGTCAGCAGCTTCGTAACCGCCAACATAAGTAACTGAAATATTTTTAGGTTTTATACCAGACCAACGAATAACTATTCTTCTTAATCTTCCGTTGGTGTAAGAAACATAGTCACTCTCATTGCCTTCAGTAAGTGCATTACTATCTTCAGTAATAGAAGTTATAGAGGCAACAGGAACATGCCTTAAAAATAAGTCTTGTTGTTCATTTCCGTCAAATACTTCTGTATAAGTTGCTTTTTCTACATCATGACCTAGATAACGCTTAATAGCCGCGTCAACATAAGGTATAAAAGTATTTGTGACTGAAGCTTCTACAGTAGAGTTTAAATCTACCTGTAAGAATTGCTCTACATCACCAACGCTACAAAGAGCCATTTAGGACTCCTTACTTATCTTCTGTATCTTCTGGTTTAACAGCTTTGGTTTCTGGTGCTTTTTTAGCAGCTTTTTTCTTAGGAGCAGATTTTTCTTTCTTCTCCTCTTTACCCCAACCTTGCTCTTTGAGCCAATCAGCTGGATATTCTTTACCTGCTTTAGCAATGAGAGAAGCTCCAGACTTAGGAAGTTCTGATAAAGGACCTTCCCAAATGGAACCATCTTTCATTTTCCAAATGCTTTTCTTTGGTTTAATATAATCTGACATAATGTTCTAATTTTACACTATAAAAACAAAAGAGCGGGTTTAACCCCGCTCTAATGTATAAATCTAAACTAACTTTAGAAGTTAGTGATTTTATGGAAAGCTGCTTCTCTGTAAACAGGGAAACCGACTCTCATGGTAGCTCTGATAGCTAATTGATTCTTAATAAAGAAATCGCTATGGGAGTCAGATACGGCTAATTCCATACCTTGTCTCATAACTAAGTTAGCTGCTTCACCACCACCGAATTTACCAACAAGAACTGTTCCTGCGGCAATTGCGGTTGTAGGAACGACTTTTAGTCCCCAGATTTGAGCTGAAGGACCTGCGCCCATACCACCAGCTGCTACGAAAAGTGGTGACTTTTCTGTGTAGCCAGCACTGGATGTACCTGCGAAGTCTGCACCTACAGAAGTCACAACATCATTCCAGTCATTAGGGTGCATTACAATAGCGTCTGGCTCTGTAAATGCGTTGACTCTGATGTCTGTGATTGCTCCATAAAGTGCACCAATTTTTCCTAAAGTTCCTGCGTAAGAGCTAAAGTCAGTAGAACCGACAGAAGCTTTACCAGCGTCTAAGATACCTTCTAGGTTTGGAGCAGTTCCATCACCATTAAGGAGTTGGTTGTCCAAACGAAGTCTTATCATTGTTTGTAGACGAGAGTTAATGTATCCTTGGATACCACTTTCGTCTGCAAGTAATTCGTCTGTTACAGGAATGAAGATACCCATTTTACGGATAGCTTCTGTTTGCTCTGTGAAAGCCAAAGCTGCTTCTCCAACAGCAGAACCTTCAGCAGCTTCAGCTGCATTATTTGTGAAGGTTGTTTCTTCCAAATAGCTGAATGCATTTTGGTCACTGTTGATTACATCAAATAATGATATAACAGCATTTGGGTCTCTAAGAGCTGTTTCCAAGATACCCGGGGTTCTTAAAACCTCTGGTGGATATCCTGTAGTTGTCAAAGTTGTTTTTGTCTCAATACGAGAATCTACACCTTTAACACCGCCCTCCATATAATTTTTATATGCGTCGGTTTGAACAAATTGCTCACCAACAGATTTAACTTCTGCTGATTCACCAGCTAGTGGCATTTCTGCAACTGGCTTTGAATCTTCTTTGAGAGCTTTTTCATTGGAAGCTTTTTTCTTCTCAATGGAAAGGTCTTCAACTAATTCAGCAAGTTCGTCATTTCTTGACTTAATTTCCTCTTTTTGTTCAGAGGTGTACTTGCCGTCTTCGTTGGCTTCAAAGACAGATTTTAATTCTGCTCTTTTAGCAGCAATTTGGTCCATGAGTTCGTTTGTGTTACTCATTTTTAGATTTCTCCAATCTATATTGCTTATACTTCTTCTATTTCTTCGGCTAAGGATTCAGCAATGATTTGTTGAGCCCTTATCCACTCAGCGTCAAATTCTTCGTCAGAGGAATCAGTGTTATCTTCTGGAGTTTCTTCTTCAGCAGCTTCATCTTCCGGTTCTTCAACAGCAGGTTCCTCTGCTGGTGCTTCTTCCTCAGTAACTTCTTCGACTTCAGTTTCAACATCAATAGTATCAGTTGAAGCCTCAGCTACCTCTTCTGTTTCAGCTTGTTCATCTTCCACAAGTTCTTCTTCTACTTCTAACTCCAAAGCACCCTCAGTTCCGACATTTCCGATGAACTCATCAATCTCGGTCCAAGCGTCGTTCAAGTCGTCTGCGACTGCACGAAGTGCTTCGGTGGCTTTTACGCCTAATTTCCTACCATCTTCACCACGGAGCATAGATATTGCCTTTGCTCGGGCTACTAAGTCATCTAATGCAGCAAGCACATCTATGACTTCTTCAGAGAAAGACTTGCTGTCTTCCTGTGAAACTTCTAAATCTTCTTCACTCTTCATTTCTTTTTTATCATCCTCCATTTTCATGCAAGGACCACCGTCGTGATACTTACAAGATTTCATTTCTTCTTCGTCATCTCCATAACTTTTTTGACTGCAACCACAATTTGCGCCACATCCAGATGATTCTTTTTCATCACCTTTAACATCAGTTATTTCTTTCAACAACTCTGTGTTTGATTTGATAGCTAATGTGTATGTGTCTTGATTTGCTCCAACAAGTACTGGAGAGACTTCGTAAACAGTAAGGTCTTTTAGATATCTAGCGTTTGTATCGTCTCCGCCTTTATCTTTTGCCTTACCAAAATCTGAATCGTTAACTTTATAGCCGAATGACCATTGTTGCATATCGCCCATATTCTTAACTAGGTTGTAAGCTTCTTTACCAGACTCGGTGTCCATAAAGAACTCACCTTTGAAAACTGCTTTATCGTCATCTTGTGCGATAGTTCCTTTACCAATTGGCATATCCCATTTGTGAGACCATACCATTGGAACTTGGTTATTTTTAAAACCAGATTTGACAGCTCCAGGCATAACAACATCCCCATCACTGTCAAGGGAATTGAATATACTGAAAACTGCTTCTACTTGACCAGAGTCATCTTTCAACTCTATGTCGATATTTTTAGATTCGTTATTCATACATCCTTCAATCTTAAATTGTACAATAGATTATTCAGATGTGCGTTTTAACTATTATATGATACGATTTCAGATTTTAGTTTTTTATTGTCTAAAGTCTGATATTATTCTTAGCTTTGAAATTGGCATAGTGACTTTTCTATCAGTCTTTTTATGTTCGCCATTTTCTAGTCTAGCCCATACTTGCATTATGGCTTCTTCGTCATTTACTGATGTAACAATACCATGAACAATTGAAGGTGGGTCTGGGTCTTTGTTGATTGACCAGCTTACAGCTTGACCTACTCTTACTGATTCTGCTTTGTTACCAGATTCTTTTGATGATAATGGATGTGAGCTAGGCAACAAGTCTTGGTCATAAGGTTTTCTTCTGAACTTACCTGTTCTCAACGCTCTTAAAAATCCATTAACTCTAGCCATTGCCCATTGCTCTGCTGAACTCACATTACCTCTTACTGAACCCGGATTGGTTCTGTAAGCACCTATTCCTCTGTTATATACCGCAATTAGCATACGAAGTGTTGCTCTATGATTAGGATTATTTTTATTATGGTCTTCTACTTTTCTAGTAAGACCTGCTCTAGCTTGGTCAGATATTGCTTTTAATAAATATTCCTCTGCATAATCAAGAGATTTTTTTCTTCTCTCTCTAATA